AAAGGTAAGATGTCTGCTGCATATTGGGCAAATAAAACAAAATGGTAAAAAAAATAATTGCTTGGTTTATAGAAATAATTAAAGAAACTTTAAATCTTAGTTGGACTTTAGTAGGTTTAGTTATTGCTACGCTTACTCTTACAGGTTCAGCTCAACAGGTTACAGGTCTTGCGACTTTAATTACATTAGCCGTATGGTTACTTACTATAGGATTTAGAAAAGGTAAGGATGATGTCAAAAAATCAGCAAGTAGTAGATAGCAAATGTATATCATATAAGAATGAGAAAGGTACTCATGTTACTATTTGTAACTGTATGTACCCTAAAAGATAAGGAGATAGTATGAAATTAAATGTGGTGAGACATCAATTTGGAGAAGAGGCAACAAATGGTTTGTTGTTTATTGATGGAGTTTTTGAGTGCTATACTCTCGAAGACCAATATCAGGAAGTTAAAGTAATGCACGAAACATGTATTCCTGAAGGTACATATCAAATAAAATTAAGAGATGCAGGTGGTTTTTCAAGCAGATACCTACAGAAATACGGACCTGAGTTTCATAAAGGTATGCTTCATATACAAGATGTCCCTGGATTTGAGTGGATTTTGGTGCATCAGGGGAATACCGACCTTCACACCTCAGGTTGTTTGATTTTGGGCGATACTCAACAGGATTTAGACAAGAGTAAACGAGGATTTATTGGTAATTCTAAGGATGCATACAAGAAAATGTACCCTAAAGTACGAGATGCTTTGTTAAATGGAGAGAAAGTTACCATAAAATATAGTAAAATAAACTTAAGTAAAAAACAAAAACCTAATCTGAAGTGGAGGATATTAAGTTAATGTTAAAAAAGAAAAGAGCAAGAACATCTAAAGGTACATTCAAGAAGGATGTGGCGTGGACCCCTTGGAACGAAGCATGGAGTTATCAAATGAGTGAAGACTTGAAAGACATGATTGAGCGAACAGCTTGGACATTTGTCGAGGCCTTTATCGGTGCCTTAACAGTTGCTCCTCTAGTTGGTGTAGAAGCTGAAACAATTCAGTTAGCTGCGTTAGCTGGTGGTGGTGCTGCATTAGCAGTAATTAAGACATACGCTAAAAAACAAATATCTAAATAGTTTAAATACATAGGTAGACCAATAGCTGTTGTATAATTAAGAAACAACAGAAAGGCTGCTAATGTCTAAGAAAAAGAAACCGATTCCGGCAGAGAATAGTAATAACTTTTTTAAAGCTGGATGGAAACCTGATGTAGAAATAGACCCTTCAACAGGTGTTGGTTCAATAACACATGTAGGAACAGACCCTAATTACGAATCCCGTTTAGACGATATAATAAGAGATTGGGGATTTGACCCTAAAGAATATGAAATTGATGGTATTTTAAAGGTATCATCGTGGCAAACTCAGTTAAAAGGTGGTATAGTTGAAACCTTTTACGCATTCAAAGGAAGTATAAGACGCAAGTCTGCAAACAGAGATAAGTATTACAAGGCCCTGTTTAAACAAGCAGTTAAAAAGCCACCATTAAAGGACTCCGGGCTATTCGGTGGAGATACGGCCTTCTTTTTCTTCTTATCTGACTGGCAATTGGGCAAGGACGATTACGGAGTTGAGAATACAATCAAGAGATTTGATGTAGCTTTACAAGATGGTGTATCTTTACTTAAGAAATACAGGAAAATAGGGTACGAAATAGATGAAGTTTATCTTATTGGGATGGGTGACCTTACAGAAAATTGCAGTAATAACTTCTTTGATAGCCAACCTTATAATGTATCTTTAAACCTTTTAGAACAATACAGCCTAGCTAGAAGTATGATATTTAAAGCTGTTGAAACATTCCTACCACATGCAGATAAAGTTGTATTAGCAGGTGTTCCCGGGAATCATGGAGAGATGTCAAGAAGTAACAAAGGCCAAGTACTTACTTCTCGTTTAGATAACTCAGACATAATGCATTTTGAAATAATGAAAGAAATATTTGATGCTAACCCTGAAAGATATAAAAAAGTAGATGTTCTTGTACCTGAAAATTATCATTTAACAATGAAGGTTAAAGGAAAAGAGATGGGATTTACCCATGGACACATGACAACTGGTGGAGGTAACGCTGAGGCTAAGATAGAGAGTTGGTGGAAGGGTCAAATGTATGGCTTTCTTCCTGTTGGTAGCTGTGAGATACTTGTAACAGCACATTATCACCACTTTAGAGCTAAGAATCAAGGAGATAGGCATTGGTTTCAATGTCCATCACTAGATAAATCAATAGACTTTACTCAAAGAACTGGATTATGGTCTCATCCGGGAGTCTTAACCTTACTTGTAAACGATAGAGGCCCTAGTTTTCCGGTGATAGTATGAATGGTAAACCAACACAAGAAGAACTCGAAGAGTTATTTAAAGATTTATCTAAAGAAGAAATAGATAGACTTAAAAAAAGTTAAACCCTCTGTTTAAACAAAGGGTAAAACCTTATATAACTTAGGCTTTCCTGCGAAATCTTTCTCAGGATACTCCTCAAATTTATCAATACTATTCCACATTTCTTGTAGTTTTTCAAAGTTTATCCAAATTGGTTTTGCATTTGGATGAGAAAAATACATCAAAGCTATTTCAATCTTTACTATTTGATTCTGTAAATCAATAGCCTTTGTGTACATTTCTCTTAGTTTCTCATAATCTGTTAGCTTTAATTTCTTAGTGCCTTTAACTTCTATGAGATATAACTTATCATTAATTGCTACAACATAATCAGGACATAAGATTATTTGTGATACTAACCAAAATAATGGTACATTATTTGTCTTAGCATCAGGCCCTACCTTAGCCCAATGTACATTCTCTGATAGTTGTGATTTTTCTAAATGATTCTGCATTCCTAAATCAGCCATATCGTGTACTGATTGTCTCTCTTCGTATGTATTTGTATACTTATCCATTATCTTCTTCGTCTCCAAACATTTCAATAAAACATCTAGGATGAGTTCCTGTCATTATTTGTTCTCTCCAATCTTTATGAATATAAGGAAACAAATCTTGAACTAATGGTCTTAAGTATCTTGATGTGTACTTCCAAGTAGCTTGGTCTCTTTTCTTTACACGAACATATCCTGTATCTCCACAATGAATACACTTATCAGTAAACATCATGGTCCATTCGTCAGCTTTTGGTTTATCTAATACCATAACTCCTCCTTAAAAAGGGATTTCCTTTTGTTTATTTTTTACAACTGCCTTCTTTACTAATGCATGACAAGTTTTCCATTCATAACTAAATGGATTGTCTTCATGCTGTAGCTTAAATCTTTGGCCGCAGTATCTATTTCCTTCTTTGTCGGTATAAAATATCTTATTACTTTTACACAGACTAGGTGCTTTACAACGGGTGTCCGGTTGCTGTTTAACATCAAAGTTATGATTAGGATATTTCTTTTTTAACCTTTTCTTTAACTTGTCAACAGCAACTGAATTACCTATTGGCTCTAAAGCCATGTCGTTGGAACTTCTTTGTCGGGGTTACTACTATTTATGTAACCGCCCCAACCACAGCCTTCTTTATCTCCCCAATTAGAACAACCGAAGTCAGGTATAGCACCGAATTTCCCCGGGTCGCTTTCCTTCTTCTCTCTATTGTCCTCTATGTAGGCATGGTTCCCACACTTAGGGCAGTTTTGAGTTGTATCTTGTACATCTCCAAAGACTTCTTCAACTAAGTCCTTAGTTCCATCTACTTCTGTATTGGATTGTACTTCTACAAACATATCCATAAAGACATCGAAGTGGTCTTGTGTCCATAGACCTAAGTCTTGAGGCCCTGATTCTTCTTTAATCCATCTAGCCCAGGCACTTTCTTTAAACTTCTTCCTTAGAGTTTCATTCTTCTCGTGAAATTCTAAAGCCTGTTGTAATCGTGCCTTCATGTCATCATCAGGAACCATTTCATTAACTGTATCTTCCATCTTCTTTTGCTCTTCTTTAGATGGTTTAGCTACAGGTTTCTTTTCAACTTTAACCTCAGGTTTAGGTGCAGGTTTAGTATCTACAGAAGAACTATATTCTTCCTCGCTCATATCCTGCTCCCACATGTGAAGTCCAATGCCTAGTCTCATGCAACATCTTTTAAGTGCATCTGACTCAGCATCTTTAATAAGCTCACCTTCAGATTTCTTACCGTTCTTAAACGAGTTAATAGCCGGTGGTTCTACATCTCCACATGCAGTAACTGTCTTCTCTCCATCAGGAGAATCTACAACTAATGTACATCTTGCTGATATAACATGCCCTTCGGCTCCTCTTATCACTTCTACTGTATCAAAACTTATTAATAATCCACTATCAACAAGTCTTCTTGTGTATATGTGATGAGGAACATAATCTCCAAAACCTTTAGGATTCTTTTTAATTACACTCTTAGCGAAAGGCTTGGTTAATTCCTTCCACGCTTTTGTTTTGGTTGCCTTATCCATTATTCTCTTTTCTCCAGTATTTTATATACTCTAGTTTGTGATATCCCT